CGTTGCATAGTTGCAAAACAACTAGCCCCTGTTTTTTTGCAAGTCGAGAAAGGATGAAAGATGGATGAAGTTAAAATTGAGTTAGGCGAGTTTGGTGCAAGTTGTGAACACTATGACCGGCGAAGGCGCGAATTGGTAGCAATAGCCAATTCATTGAGCAATCAGGATGCCGCAATACTAATCAACATGCTAAGCAATCGGTGCGATGTTTTTGTTGGAGCCATAGGCGGCTGGCAAATAGCAAGCGAAATTGAGTGGTGCTGTCTCAATGGGGTTGGCATTCAAATTAATCTGAAAAGCGTGGACGATGAAACGTTAGAGATTGCGGCGCAACGCTATCACAACAAAAAGTTGGAAGAACAACAGCCAATGCCTAAAAAACGTGGCCGCCCGAAAAAAGAGGTGGCATAATGAAAGTTGCAGACGCTTTAACAGTGATTGATGATGAAAAGGAAGTGTTAAATGACAACAGAAGCCGACAGTGAAACAGTCGAAAAAAAGAACCTTCCTTTAACAAGAGATAGACTGCTTTGGATTCTTTACAATAATTGCACCGATGATATGTGGCATTGCATGGATAATGAGACAGTCAATGGGAAAGTGACTATTCAATTTAATGTAGTTGAGGATTCACCGTAACCGCTTAAAAGCATCGACCAACGCATCCAAGGCGAGCCGCATCAAGTCGGGTGCGGCTCTTTTCTTATATCCGCTTTTCTCCGTCCATTCGGTGGCCATTAAGCCATGGCAACAAATCTGCTCCGCCATGCCATATAACTGCGCCCCCATTTCTCTCGCTAATATGTGTAAATCAGCGATAGCCATTGCGGCGCGTTCTGAGCCGCTTGAGTCGGCGTTGCCACTTGGTAGGCTGTCCCATGTGCTTGTGAGGCGTTGCTCCCATCTAGCGGCTCTCCAAAGGCTATATAGCCGCATTCCAGCAAAATACTGTTCTTCCGTTATGATGCCGTGGCGTTTGTAATAGTCCAGACTGGTGCCATCAACAACCTTGCGCACCCGCTGGCCAGCTTTCCTAGTTTCAATTGTGGTTATCTCGTTATGCTGGCCACGCTCCGCAGTTGGCAGTATCCCGTCCGCGTTATTAAGAACCTTTGCTTTTTGCTTTCTAGCCATGTTTTTCCTTGTGGTTGTCAAAAGGACTATCTGCGCGATACCAACCCTTTGCTTTTGCGTATTCCCGCAATTCTGGCTTGTTTAAAACTAACTGGATTGGGATTTTCTGATAATCTGCCTCGCTGTCTGGCAGCTTGACCCGTCTGATTGGCCCATCAGCAACCGGCGTTTCATCTTCCCAGCCTTGCTGGTTTAGCCAAGTAAGGGGACGCCTAAAGTATTCCGCATCTTTTCCTTTGCTTTTATGCGCCGCTAGTTGTGCTTGATAAGCTTTGATGATGGTTTCCGGCTCTATCGTCTTTGCCGCTTTCTCAAACTTGCGCTTGCAATCAGCCTTTGCTGTTTTGTGAGCAACTACATTCCAGAATTTTTCAAACCAACCATTAGAGTCAGTTCTTTGTTTAGATAAGCTGATAGTATCTCTGTTCTTTATATAGTCCTGATTTGCCGTATCCGGTAAAACCGTATCCGGTTTTTCAGGAAACGGTGAAATTTGAGGCGTATCATAGATTTTATAGATGCAATTTTTGAATTTGCCGCCATTTCGATGTTCTTCTTTGACTATGTATCCAACCGCCATCAAATGCCCTATGACTTTGTAGGTTTTATCTCTCCCCCAGCCGAACCTTTTTCCTATGTCTTTGACCGCCAGCTTCCAGTTGACCGGCTTTGATAGCAGATAAACCATCAGTGCCAGCCCTTCACCGCTCAATGCGGCATCATTTAGCAGCGCATTAGGCAAAACTGTGAAATTTTCCTTCAACAAGCTGCGATTTACTAGCTGGTCAGTCATCAAGCAATCTCCCATCTGAATTTTGCTTGGCCGCTTTCAAGGTTATTGGGACTGCGTTAAGGTGGCCCATCATTTGCCCTTGGCTGACACAAAATGCATCCGCAAGTTCTTTAAAGCCTTTGTTCGCTTCTGTGCGCGTAGCTTGCAAATTTCCACGGCATCGTCTTGAGACTTGGCTCTGACATGATAAAATTTTCGATAAGTCAGTTCCAAAGTGACATGAAACTTTTGATAAGGTGGCTTATTCTTTATCGCCATCGTCATCAACCCTCTCACCTGTTCCATCACACTGAGGGCATAAAGCCGACTGCACACAGCCATACCCGTCTTGTTCATAAACCCAGCCCTTTTTACAGCTTGTATAGCTGTTGCTGTATCCACATCCGTCATCCACTGTGTCGTTCATTCACTCGCCTTTCCGTCATCAGCCGCCACAGGCGTTCAATCGGTTCAAGATTTTCATCAGGCAGAAAGGCACATTCGCCATGCCCAAAGTCGCGTGTTTCCGCGCTTTTAAAAAACCTTTGCTTTGACGCGCAGCCGATAATCCGTAAGGCATCACCCTCTGCCTCAACCAGCACTGCTACATCGGCTTTGAACCGGCTTTTGCTCTGAAAAATAAGGCCATTTCCGTGATTGCGTCCTTTGACATCAATCGCAATGTCACCGGCAAACAAATCAACTCCACTGTCGATGCCAAGGTGATAAGGGTGAAAATCCACATCCAAAACACGGGCCACGGCACACTCACAGCGGATGCCTAGCAATTCGATGTTGCCAGCGGCTTTAGGCGCTTTCCTTTGCTGTTGAATGTTGCTGGCACGGTTCATCTGATAGCGCATCCGCGATGCTTGCTGGCACTGCGCCTCATCTTGTCTGGATAGTTTGACTATCATTTCGGCAACACCTGACGTGATGTTGAAAACCCATAATCATAAAAACCCTCACTTTTTTTGCAGTTGTCGCAAAGGCGGTTCATTTTTCCGAATGACATGAATTTTTGTCTGCATTTAAGGCAATTGCGTTTTTCATGCGGTTTGCCAGTGCGGTAATGCAGCGCATTTTTAATATCTTCGGCACGCTTTTTCATAGAACGCTTACTGTTTGCCATCATGCACCCCTGCCAGTAAGTCGCAAAAGTCCTCGTAATCAAGCACAGCTAACGGTTTGCGCCTATCTGCACCAACCACAAGCACATCAGCGCCATCAATGTTGTCGTATAAAAACTTGAAGCCGTTGGCGCGTTTCTTGGCTTCTAATTCCCAAGTCTCACGCCCTAATTTGATTATTACATCGTTCTTAAATCCATCAGCCGCGCCGGAAAGCGGCACGCGGAAGGCATCTAAAGAATGAGCGCGGGCGGTATTCACCAACTCGCGCTCAAATCTGCCACCCTTATCTCGACTGGCCTTGCCCATCAACCGGCTCCCAATCAGCAGAGGTGACTTTCCCATTTGTGACTTTGTGTATCTCCACCATATGCTTTCCAGCAGGCAGGCCAACACCGTTAAGCCACTTCCATACGGCCACGCTGGAAACACCTAGCTCTTTTGCGAATTTTGATGCTGATAATTGATTTTGAACGAGATATTGATTTAGACGCATAATTAACCCTCATAACAAGGGGTTAATTTATTCAAGTAATTTATGCTTGTCAAACGGGTTTTTCATCACTATGTTTTATTTAACTAACAGTTAATGTAAGAAAGGCGTGAAAAATGAACCGCAAGAAAGTAAAAGGTGACTGGCACGAAATTCAAAGCAACCCTCCGATGGGGCCACCGTCAATAAATCGGTACAAACACAAGTTAGTAATACCCTCGCCGGAGTTAATTTTTGGCACAAGTGGGCTAGAGCCACCAAATATGTGCAATGTTAATTTTGGCGCTGACATATCTATTTTAGGAAAGAGCAAATGGAATACCCAAATAATTTATACGCTGTACGCACAGCCGCCCGAAAGTCGCAGCAAGATGTTGCTGACGCCTTGAAAATTAGCCAATCAGAATATTCGAGGATGGAGAAGGGTAGACGTACTATAGACAGCTATTTGTCTCAGCTTGCTGAAATTTTCAATGTTGATGAGAAAGACATTACAGCAAGCACAGGCATCAGGCCCGCGCCGTTAGAGCATGGCTATTTAACACAGCGATTGCCTGTCTATGGAAACCCTCACAAATCTGGTGGATTAACTTGGACAGAAAGGCCGATTGACATGGTTGTTAAGCCAACTAGCATGTCCAGCAACGAAAACGCATACGCAGTATATATGCCATCAGATTCGATGGCCCCCCGCATCAACGCGGGCGAGACACTTTTCGTTGATACACACATGCCAAAAGTAAAAGGGCGGGTAGTCGTTGTGGGATTCCACAACAACAATATTCGTCAAGTTTTAGAGTACAGAGATGCTACGGAAGAAAAACTTATTTTCTTTCAGTACAATCCAGCTGAAACGATAGAGTTTTCGCATGATGAGGTAGAAACCATACATGTTATCAGAGGTATAAGCTTCTTTTAACCAAGGGTAACTTACCCCTTTACAATAAGCGCATAAGTAACTATAAGTTATTTATGAGCAGAGAAAACACACAGGTAAATAAGGCGGTTGACACCAATATTAAACGTGTCCCGCCTTTTTTTGAAAGCTTTAGACTTTCAGCCAAGTCTATTAATGAGCGCAAAACCACAGTCGGTGGTAGCGACATAAATATTTTAGCTTCCGGCGATGAAGCCAAAATCACCCAGTTATTTTATGAAAAATGCGGATTTGAACAGCCAGAAGATTTGAGCTGCGTTTGGCCTGTCTTGATGGGTTGCTGCACTGAACCGCTGAATATCGCGTGGTTTGAGTGGAAGCATCAAAACATTGTTGAAAACCAACAGCTAGTCATCCGTTCCAAGAAACACCCATTCATGCGCTGCACTCTTGATGGCAGTATATCCGATTGGGAAGGCTATCAGGCCGTTATGGACGCTAAGTTTACGATGGGGCGCCCAAAGCGGGGCGAGGCGTGGGTGGACGTTATACCGCGCCTTTTAAAGCAGTACAGCCCCCAGCTTCATTGGAACGGGCATCTGTTACAAGAACACACCGGCAAGCACGTCAAGTATGGCATTTTAAATATTCTGCGCGGCGGTGATGAGCCGCAAACTCATGTCATCAAGCTGGATAAAGACTACACCAAACTGCTCATCGGCATCGCGGCAGACTTCATGGAAGCGGTAAAGAGACAGGAATTGCCGTTCATTCCGATGCCTGACGATGCTCCTGTGCCATTGGACGAGCGCCAACCATACGACATGACTCAAAGCAAAAAGGCGCTGGATTGGAAGCGACACGCTGACCAATGGAAACAAACCTTTGGCGCTGCGCAATCCTTTAAAGAAGCAGAAGCAGCAATTAAGAAATTAGTGCCGCGTGATGCCAGTACGGCAGCAGGCGAGGGCATCCGTGTAACAGTAAGCAAGAACAATTCAAAGAGGATTGAGTTAGACAATGAGTGAATTAGCAAAGGCGCTGGTGCGGTTTCAAAAGTCAACAGGCGGTTTTGAGGCAGACAAGAAGGGCAACCGTTCTCAATACGCCTCAATTGGCGCAGTAATTAATAATGTGAAGCAAGCCGCCAACTTTGGGCTGGCCTTTACACAAGAGGTGGATTTTGAGGGCCAGATGATTTTCGTGCGCACGGTTATGCTGCATGAAGGCGGGGAAACAAGGCAAAGCCGTTACCCCGTCATTGTTGATGACATGACTAATAATCAGAAGATTGGTGGCGCAGTGACGTATGCGAAACGCTACGCACTTGCCTCATTGTTCGGCACTGAAAAAGGTGTCGAGGACGCGGATGACGATGGCGCAGAGAACGGTGCCTTAGATGACCCGCCAAAGCAAATAACGCCTGTTACCTCCGACACGGTTAGTCTCCCACCCGTGGACACAGGCCACTCCCCTGCCGGTGGGGTAAAACCTATCGGCAGGGCATTTATCAACGCCGAATTGTTAGCAAATTGTCCAGCCGATAAACTCAATGAGTTGGTTGGACATTGTGACGATTTGAAGATTTTAGAGGCGGGTTTCAAAAATCGAGGTGGCCCGTCAATGCCAAAGGAAGAAATGAGAGAGTTTGCCATGAGAAAGAAGGAGTTAGTAAATGGCTGATGCCCCAAGGGTAAAGTATGGCGTGGATGATTTGACATTCTCGCTGAACAAGAAGGCTGATGAAGATAAAACGGAAGATTGGCACAGCGACTTTGAGGGCAAAGTCACAGTTGGTGGTCAGACGTATTATCTCAATGGCTACCAGAAAAAAGATAGTTGGATTGCTGGCAAGCTAAAGGCTGTGCCAGCCGATAAGGCACCGCATCAAAGTGCGCCTGCTGCTGCACCAACAACAGACATGATGGATGATGAAATCCCGTTTTAACACAAATGAGGATGTTGCGGGCCAACTCGCGGCATCCCACCCCGCCTTGGCAATACCCAATACGGATGGGTTGTTGCTGGTGATAGGCAAGCAGCAAAGCCAGTTGCGTCTAACGCCAAGACAGATGAGAGCGAAAGCGATAGAGATTTTAGAACGTGCGGAAGAAAAAGAGCGCCAAGAAGAAAAAGCCGGTAGCCGCACACAGATGGGATGAATGTCACCAATGCAAGGAGCGCTTTAACTGGCGCACTGCGGGCGTAGTCAACGGAGCCGGTGATGTGTTTTGTGGAGTGGAATGTTGCCACAGATATTGGAAAAACGAGGAAGCGAACCAGCAAGCTTGGGACAGCCTTTAGAGCGTCCACAGATAGAGATGCGCATGGTTCTGAAAGTCGGCGGGCATGAGGTGGATGTGCATATGTCTAACATCTATGACCCGACA